CCCGCGAGGTCGCCCTTGCCCACGGGCGCGCGGTTCCCGGCGCCGTGCCGGATGATGTCGGCCCCGCGCGCGACCGCCACGCCGAGCACGCTGACCTGGACGGCGTGCGGCAGCTCGGCCAGGGCGCGGTCGAGCTCGGCGAAGCCGCGGACGGGCTCAGCCACTACCGGCGCTCCTTGGCCATCAGGTGGAGCTGCTCGCGCCGCTCGCCGACGTCGATCACGGCCTCGATGTCGAAGAGCCGCTCCCCCAAGCGCACGCGCATCGCGGGCGCGATGCCGGCGGTGTAGCGGACCCGGATCCGGTGATCGACCGCGGACGGGTGCTGGCTGGCCTCGTAGTACTCCCGGCCCTGCAGGGGCTCGATGGCGGCCCAGAGCATCGTCACCAGCGACCACGGGCCCGTCGGCGCGCCCGACGTGTCCTGGTCCGTCGGCGGCGCCTCGATCGAGACCCGGTTGCGGAGGGCGCCGGCTTCCATCATGCGGCGACCCGTCCGTGCATGAGTGGCGCGACGGCCTCCCAGGCGGCGCCGGAGGCGAGCTCCTCGACGCTCCACTGACACCAGGCGAGGTCGGCAGCCCAGGCGTCACGGTCCGGCGTGACCAGGGGCTCGGCCAGGCCGTGACTCGCGACGGGCCACGCCATCGCGCCCTCATCGAGGGTCATGGTCGGCACGCCCGCCAGGACGGCCTCGACGCCGGTCGTGGAGTTGTAGGTCACGCAGACCGCCGCGCCGGCGAGGTCGGCCTCGAGCGGCGTCTCGCGCGAGGAGCGCGCCACGCCGGGCGGCACCCAGCCGTCCCCGAGCGGGTGGGGCCGGTAGCGGACACTCCAGCCGAGCCGGGTGAGCCGGACTGCGACCTCGGTCGCCCAGGGCTTCAGTTTGAGCCCCTGGAGCGTCAGGGAGGCGTCGCTGTCGACCTGGCCGATGATGAGGGCGTGGCCGTCGTCCAGGCGCCGCCAGGGCTGCATCAGGGAGCCGTAGCGCTCGCGCCACCGGGCACCGCCGTCCGTGGCGACCGGATAGCGGCAGCGGCGGGCGAGGCCGTCCCAGCCGACCGAGACCAGGGTCATCCGGGCGCCGACGTGCCCACGCTCCATGACCAGGACCGGCGGCCCGGCCGCAAACACCTTGTCCTGCCTGGCCCCCCAGACCACCGCGAAGTCGCAGGGCTGAGGCTTGTTCGGCATCGTGTTCGTCACCGCGATGCCGTGGCGCTCGAGACCGGCCTGCATGGCGTCCGCGATCGGGCGGAGCTGGCTGGCGGGATTGATGTGGATGACGGCCTTCATCAGACGAGGCTCATCCGGTACGAGACGACCGAGGCGTCGATCGCGCTCACGAGCTCCTGGTCGACGGTCTCGCGGTGCTCGTAGAGATGGCCCGCCAGCGCCTTGATGCGCGCGCGGAGGGTCGCCGGGACGTCGCCAGGGGCGTCCCCGTAGCCGGCCGTGAACTGGACGCGCACGGCGTTCGGGACGGCACGGGTCGAGGGCCAGGAGGTCCCGTAGATCGGCCGCACGACCCCGGGCTCGCGCGTGGCGTCGACCTCGTAGGCCTCGGCCGCGAGCGTCTGCTCGGCGCCGTCGGGGTCGATGTAGACGAGCTCCTCGACGGCCTGCAGGGGCGGCAGGGGGACCACGATGTCGCAGACCGGGAAGGCGTCGAGGCGCAGGTCCCAGGTCTGGGTGATGAGGGCGCGCCCGAGGATCCCCTGCTCGCCGTCGAAGTGCTCGCGGGCGGCGGTCTGGACCGACAGGAGGACGGGGTCGCCCGTCGTGTTCTCGGTCGGGGCACCGGCGCCCAGGTCGTCGTCCGCGACGTTGTCCGTGAACTCGGTCTCGCCGTTCGCCACGCTGCCCGCGAGGAAGAACTCGTCGCCGTCGGCCGCGGTGACGTAGACCCGGACGCTGGTGACGGCCGCGCCGCCCGTCGGCACGGTCCAGACGATCTGCCCGTTGACCTCCGGGTCCTCGATCTCGACGGCCGCGGAGACCGGCCCGGGCTCGGTCTCGCCGTCCGCCGTCACGAACGTGCACCGGGCGCGATAGGCACCGGCCGACTTGTCGCCGGCGGCGGCCGGATCGACCAGGGCGCCGACGGGGGCGCTCATCGGGGCGGGCTCGAGGTTGGCGGCGTCCAGGCGGAGCCACGCGCGCAATTCGGCGAGGGTGACCGGCTCCGCGGCCGGCCCGCTGGCGAGGGTCAGCATCAGGCCGCCGGCCGCTTCCGGCTGCGGCGGCGGGTGCCGGTCTCGGGGTCCGGGGCGAGGGTGGCGGCCTCGGCCTCATCGGCCACTGGGACCGCGTGGCCCGCACGAAGGAAGCGGAGCGCCAGCCGGGGCGCGAGGTCGTAGACCTTCTTCGCGTGATACGCGGCTCGCGCCCCGGCGACGCTCGTGGTGAAGCGGATCTTCATCGGCTAGGCCGAGCCCTCGGCGGGCTGCACGAACCGCTCGATGACGGCGCTGTTGCCCTGCGTCACCGGCTTGCGGCGCGAGCCGACCAGGATGTACTGCGCGAACACGGTCGCGTTCTGGGTCGCGCGCGAGACGATCAACTTCAGGTAGCGCTTCCCGGGGTTCTGGATCTCGATCCAGAAGGTCTTCCCGTCGCCGCTGTCGGCGACCGTCTGCGCCGAGCCCGCGATGTCCGAGTAGGCGTCCCCGGCGCCGTTGTCGCTGCTCTGCTGCACCTTGATCGACGTGACCGCGTTCGTCACGATCGCGCCGAAGCAGACCAGGATCAGGACGGATCGGAAGCCCTGCGTGTCGCAGGCCGCCCCCGTGATCGCGTCCGTGCCCGCCAGGCCTTCCGTGGCGGTGATGGCCGTGAGGAACTTGCAGTCGGCGAAGAGATCGAGCATCGAACCTGCACCCATTGCGCGCCTCCCCTGCGTTCGGTGTGAGCCGTCACGGGGCGGCGGCCTCGTCGACCGCCGCCCCGTCTCAGTCAGTCAGCGCGCTACGAGCCCATCGTCAGGTACTTCACCGGGTTGGTGCCGGCGTCCAGCAGGTCGCCGTCGTGGCGCGAGAAGGCGAAGAAGGCGACCTGGTGGAGCTCCGCGTATCGCTCGTCGAGGCGGAGCAGGGTGATGTCCCGCACGTCGCGGATGATGTACTTCGACAGGTCGCCGTACAGGAACGCCTTGGCGTTGGCGCCCATCGCGGCGACATCCTGGTTGATGACGAAGGGCGAGCCGAGGATCGTGTCCGGCTCGCGGACGCTGGCGTTCATCTGCCAGATGAGCCGACCGTCGCCGTCGACCAGCTTCTTGAGGGCGGCGAGGCTCGAGTCGCGGAACATCCAGCGCGCGTTCCGGCGGTAGGCCGGGTCGACCGAGTGCTGGAAGTCGACCAGCTCGCCGTAGGCGATGGCGTCGTCGGCCGCGACCGAGATGCCGGAGTCGGTGGCCGCCGTCACGATGCCGTTCGGCTCCGTGGTGCCGCCGCCCGTGGTGAAGTGCTGGTTCGTGATCCGGCCGATGCGCTGGCCGAGCGCCGTGCCGAGGAAGCTCGCGAGGTTGATCGCGTTGTCCTGCAGGAGCTCCACGGAGACCAGCACCTTCTTCGACGAGTACTTGAAGGCGCCGAGGACGACCTGCCCGAAGGCGACGTCCTGGTTGTTGATCGTCGTGTTCTCGCCGATGATCTCGCCCACGTTCCCGGTGTCGTCCACGGTCGGGATCGGCAGGGCCGCACCCGTGTCCGTGCGGAGGACCGTGGCGACCTCGCGCATCCCTCCGAACTGGAGGAGCGCGACCTCGAGGGCCCGCATCGTCTCGTCGGGCACCGTGTAGCCGCCGACGGACCCGGAGGTCGTCGCCAGCGCGCGCCGCTCCCACTCCTCGACGTGCCGCAGGTCGCGCAGCGACAGCGAGGGCAGGCGGAGGTGGATCTGCTTCTTGTTGAGGTCGACGCCGCACCGGGCCGCGATGTCGCGCTGCTCGGTCGTCAGCTCGACGTCGGTGCCGGCCAGGAACCAGGCCTGCAGGGCGCGGACGCTGTCGTGCTGGCCGACGTGCAGGATGCGGCTCTGCTGGTGGCCGTTGCCGCGGTGCTCGGTGCCGGGCTGGCTGGGCTCGCTCCTGCGCCCGGCGCTCTCGGCCAGGGACTTGTCGAGCTCCTCGGACTTCCGGCGCAGCTCGATGTTCGCCGCGATCCGGTCCATCTCGGCGAAGAGCTTCTGGACCGTCTCTTCCTCGTCCGCCTTCAGGGCCTCGCGCTTGTCCTTGGCGGCGCCCTCGAGGATGGCCTTGGCCTGCTCGTGGAGATTGAGCCGCTTGTCCTGGAGCTCCTGGAGCGTCATTCCTGGGTTCCTCCCCTTCGCCGGGGCTGGCCCAGAAATGCGAAGGGCGCGGCCCGCGAACGAAGCTCTCGTTGAGAACTTCGGTCCGTGGACCACGCCCGAAACGTCGTGCGGGTCGCACTATGTCGCCGCGCGGCTGGGGAGGAACGCCTCCGGTCCGCGCGACGTCGCTGCTACTTCACGCGCTCAGTCCTACACGATCATGCCGGGGAGCGTCAAGAGACTTTCGCTACCCGCTTCGCCAGCTCCTCGCGCATCGCGGCGATCGGGGCGCCGGTCGCGCCCTGGTAGCGGGCCAGGGAGCGGAGGGCGACGTCGGCCGTGGTCGACGTGTAGGCCGGCACGCTGACCACGCTCACCTCGCTGATCCGCATGTCGAGGACGGTCCGGACCGGCACCCCGTCCTCCATGTTCCAGTCGTCGGTCAGGGTCCGGAAGGCGAAGGACATGCCCGTGACGTCCCCGCGGCGGATCGACTCGACGATGTCCCGGGCGGCCGAGGTGTTCGGCGGGTCGATCTCCGACTTCAGGCCCTTGCTGTCCGCGCGCAGCCGGAGCGTCCCGGCCGAGACGCGCCCGATGATCTTCGAGGGGTCGTGGTCGACGAAGGCCCGGACGTCGATGTTCTCGTGCAGCGTGCGCGTCACCGCCTCCGGCGCGATCCGCTCGCGGAATCCGCCGAGGTTCTCGGACAGCACGTCGAACACGATGGCGTAGCCCCGGATGACGGGAGGCTGGCCGCTCTCGCCGCGGCCCGCGCGCAGCGTGCCGAGCGATATGCGGAGCTCGCCGTCCGTCCCGAGGTGCTTGCGGATCTCATCGATCGTCA